CTAATCCCGTTCTTTGAGCCTCAGAGAAGCCTCTGGACCGTATACCGGCTATTTCCTTAGCCAAACCTCTGCCTAGAGCTTCTGTGCGCTCATCGGCTGATAAACGCGCTCTAGATCCAAATGCTGACTCACCACCAGAACGTATGTCTCTGGCGGTTTGTGCTATATCAGCGAGATTAGCTTGTTTAACTGCATCCTCTACGGTTTGCTGTACTACAGCATCCTCAAACGGATCCATGAAGCGCTGTGTCATTGATGGGTCATACTCACCCGTCGTACCTCGTAAAAGCTCTTCTGATTCACCAAGCCTTTGTCCAAAACCAAGCGCAGAACCTCTGCGTATAGCTTCAGTCTCGCCCAGTCTAGACATTAAATCGCCTGTTGCGCCTCTGGTTAATCGACGACCTTCGCCCAACGACCCCAGCAATCCTTCTAAACCAGCTTGTCTTAGCCTTTCTTCTTCGCCTACGCCACGCTGTACGGCCTCCAAGCCGCGCATGCCAAAGCCTCTTGCAGCCTCTTGCCCAGCTCCTAGCTGATCTATACCAGCCCTGTAAGCGCTTTCTGCATCGCTTATAAACCTGTCTTGCACGCCAACAAGATCTCTAGCTTGTTGTGCTGCTGCTAATTGATCGTCAGTTAATCCAGCAACCTCTTGCGGAACAATAACTGGCCTGCCTTCTTCATCAAAAAAAGTTCGCTCTGCCGCACGCATCGCGCCGGGTATAAATCCACCCTCAGCTTGACCAGTCTCTGGATCCACCAAACCAAACAATAATTGTTGAAGGGCGGGATCTCTTGTAGTGGATGAGGTAGTTGCAGACGCCACATACGGAGCATCTCCCGCCGTTTCTTGTGAAGCAGGCAAAGCACCAATGCCAGCTTGCTGTTGTCTGTAGTTTCTTAGTTCATCGACAGTAAGGCCGTAATAATCAGCTTCCTGTTGGTCATATTCTTCTTGTGTCAACGGCTCATATTCATATGACTCTGAGTCATACATGTCATCGTAGTAGGGATCGTAAAACCCAAAGTCTTGAGCTTCGCCGCCTTCTTGAAAATATTTAACTGGTTGCATTCGCGTATCTCCCGAAGACATCCATCATCTGGTACATAAGCTGGGTTCCTCGCTCCCTGCTTTCAGAAGCAGATGGCACCAAAGTTAGTATGCCATTAGGCTCTTCGTTTAACTCAAATGACCCGGCTCCTCTAACTGCTTGGCCAGTCATTACAAACTCACCATCACTCAACATCGCCGGTATGTCGTCACTGGTTTCAGTACCGGGTCCGTCTATATCGCCGTTCATTCTTTGGAAATCTTCCATGGCTACGTCGCCACCATTTGCATACGCCATGGCATACATTGGTTGCATCGCTCCACCCATTGCTGCTCCCTGTACATATTGAGATGTAACAGCTTCTTTTCTTGGTCCTGCTTGTCCGCCACTTAGTGTCGGCATTCTAGGCTGCAAACCAAACTCAACAGGATTTGGTGCGGCTCTGCCCATTCTACGAGCTATCTCAGCTTCTATGTTGTATCGTCCGCCTGCATCCATTGTAGTCAATGGGGTTAGTGGTACGCCTTTATCTTTTCTGGCCTCTTCCATGGCTAGTTGACCGAGTTTTAATGCGGCCCCACCAGCTAAACCTATTCCAGCTAGACTACCCAAGCCTCCAGCTAAACCTTGGCCAGCAGCTCCCGGTAAAAGCCCACCTAAGAACCTGCTAAACGCGCTACCTTGTGGTTGTGCAGCGGCTGTAGCTGCTGTTGTAGCTGCTGTTGTTGCCGGTGATGTGGTTGATGTTTGTGTCCCTGATTGAGCAAAAGTACCAGTCGCTCCCGGTAAAACTGCTTTAGTTGTTGGGTCAATTAATCCAGCGTCTAACATTTGTTGTTCGGTATAGACGTTACCAGCTGCATCTTGATAAGTCGTAGATCCCATGCCGGTGCCTTGTTCGATACCACCAGCCATACCCTCAGTTCCAAAAGCCATACCTTGTATGCCCTTGGTTAATGACTGTATGCCACCACCTGATCGAGTAAGTAAGTCACTTGGCACTTTAGCGCCAAAAGGCAAACCTACTTCTCCTGTTATTTTGTTTACATAATTTCCCGATGCGTCCTTAGTGTAATCAGCCGGATTGGCTGACTTAAATAACCCTTTTACTGCGCCAATAGGGTCGCTAGTCAAACTTCCAAGCCCTTTGCCAAAAGCATCAGGCATGGCTTTGAAACTTTCTTTCAAACCACCAAAAAATGTGCCAGCACCACCGGCTGCTGTAGATGCGCCTTTGATGGCCCCAATACTTTCACCAATGCCGGGACCAACACGTAGTGGTCCGGCCACACTTAATAGATTGAGTGGGCTTGCCTTGCCTTTGGCTACGTCATATACAGTCAGTGCTTTGTCAGCTATGGCCGCTATTGGTTGCCATGGACCGGGAATAAACTGCGCCACTTTTGCGAGCGGTCTTACAATCTTTTTAAGTTTTTTACCAATCTTTTTGAAGAACCCAAATTCTTCCAAACCTGTCATTTGGTTCAAGCTTGCGATGCCTACACCAGCTACAGCTTGTGCAGGATCAATACCAGATTCTCGAAACTTTTTCTCGATCATGCCCTCAAGCTCTTCGTCTTCCATAAACTCTGCTGGAAGAACCACCTCGCCGGGGCTTAAATGAGCTAATTGAGTATCTTCGCCGGTGCCTGCTGCTTGTACTTCTCTTGCTACATTTCCTAATGGAGCATTAGCACCAGTGACCAAACGAGTAATAGCAGCGTCTAAAGCTTCTATTTCGTCCGGGTCATCGGACATTTGTTTTTGTTGTTCTAGTTCTTGCAGGCCTTGCATAAAGCCCATTTCTTGATCTGACACAGCGCCGGATCCCGTCATAGGCATCGGTGCTGTAGGCATAGCGGGAGAAGCACCCATCATGGGTTGCGCGTCTTGCATCATCATCATTTCTTGGTCAGAAACCGCACCAGCTCCCGCAAATTGGTTAATTCGATCTAAAAGTTCTGGTGATATTGTGTTCTCTGCCATAGTATTAACTTGTCGTGACGGTTACACTGCCAACGCTCAAAGTACCTCCCAATCCTGTTACATAAGTTTGATGCTCATATAAATTCCTAAATTCCGTGCCATCAAACGCTTGATGGACCTCCACGGTGCTATTAAATATTATAGCACCAGTAGCGAATTGTAACGCAGAAATTTCTGAAGCGTTGAAAACCGGCGTTTTATCTACATCTTTAGCGCCAAGGTTGATTTCTAGAATTCTTACCAAACGGTTGAACGTATCGGCGCTAACCTCACCATCCGTAGCAAGAGGCAAGCGAGTCTCAAGGATCTTGGCCATTAGCCTCGACGCCCGGAGGGTTGTATATCCAGTCTAGTGTTGCCGACTCTAAATTTGTAATCTTTTTTGTTTGCTTCAACGCTGTTGTCGTCGTCACTTTCAAAGCGCAACACCACCTGTCTGGTCCTTGTGCGCAAATTTGTAAAACGAGTAGACGTGGTTATTTGATTCGTGCTGTCAGTAGACAAAGTGTCAGCGTTGTAGTCTCTTCGCTTGATAACGATGTTCATTGCTGGTGTGTTTGAAATACCAGTAGAAGTAGAAAATTTAATGTCGGGTATAAGCTTTTTGACGAACATAAAGTTTTCGCCGTCCGCCAGATCTATGTCAGCTGACTCTATAAACACGTCAGACATTGCGCTGTCATCATCGTTAAAACCAGACTCATGTAGATAAACAACACCAGCATCAGAAACTTTACCGGCTGCTATTGGCTTGTCTTCAATGCCTGCGTCTAGCCAGCTGTATCTAACCAGCTTGCCGATACTCCAAGTTGATTCTTCGTAGTTGTATATCACATAACGCGATATTTCTTCAGTGCCGTCTTCTTCTGACACATACCAAAACCAAACTTCAGAATGCTCTGCATGTAGAGATGCGTAACATTTGAAAGCTTGCGTCAAATTAATATCTGAGAACACATAGTCCTGCACGCTACACGGAAGCTTTTTTACCGCGCCGTTGTAGTAGTAAAAGCCATTCTTGCTCATAAAAAACACGCCAACCGGGCTGTTGATGGCTGCTTTTGGACCAATAAGTCCGGCGCCTTCGTTTATTAGATTCAAAGCAAAAGTAAGTGGTGGCCCTATAAACGTCATTGAGTAAAGGCTGGTATCAGTCCAAATCAAAGTCTCTTGCCTTGACTTCAAGCCGCCCACAATCAAAGAACCTGATGATAGTCTTACGGAGCCAGCTGTATTTGTAGCTACAGGGTTGAAGTCTAATTCGTTTTCCGTGTCTGAGAATGCGACCAACATGGGGTCAATAACGCCTGTTCTGTTGCCGCTACTGCTATCAATCGGATCCGCGCCAAGCACAATCAAATGACGATCTACTTCACTGGTTATCACTTGTAAACCCAAAGTAGGCACCTTGCTCGCTCCGGTAATACCTTGCAGCTCTAACGCTCTAACAGACAAACCATTGTTTTCTACCCATCGGTATATACCACCACCTCTTGGGTTGATGATGAGATTTTCACCAAAATTGTCGTGAGTCCATAGCCTCAGCTGTCCGCTTGCAGTAATCGCAGAAGAAGAACCAAACGTACCTGCGCCCCACGTACCAACACCCCAACCAGTGCTAGGCACATAAACGTCCAAGCCAGTGTTGATTTGATAAGCGCCAACGACGCTGCTGCCACCGTTACCACTATCACTTGCGTTTGCTGTGACCTCTGAACCGCTAGTGTCTTTAGCAGTAACTGTGTACGTGTTAGTCCCGGTAACAAGAAGTATTTGATATTCTTGGTTGATAACAGCAGCTGTTACTAATCCGCCCAGTGAAGAAGCGCCAGAGAAAGTCACAAAATCGCCCGTAGATGCGCCGTGTGAAGCATCAGTCACGGTTAATGTAGAGGATCCATTGGTTGCGCTAAACGTAACGTCTCCGGCGCTGGTTGTTACTCTTATGGGGGTTATATCGTTGTAGGCCTCGCCTTCTTCGATATAGTATTTGAGGTGCGTGCCGATACCCAAGTATCGCGCTCCGCCAAGAGAGATCCAGCTGTGTAAGGCTCTGCCAGATCCTAAATAAGTGTTCGTATCAGACTGTTTTTCCCAGCCGCCGATCTTTTCCGGCCTGCCTTTTCTGAACCGAATAAGGTTGCCATCTACCCAACCGTTTTCGTTTGCGTAGTCGGTTTCTTCTTTGTTGATACCCGGTTTAAAATTTAATGTAGTTAGTGGCATAGAAAAATTTTACCACAAAAGATTAAATTTTAAGCCAATCGTATAATCGCAGCTGTTGCATTCGCAGCCGGGAACACAATTGTAAAATTACCTGCGGTACTGGTCTTATCACCACCAAAGTCGATGACAGCCACAGCTTTGTCGGATTGAGTATCATTGTAGATCATGCATCCTCTTGCTGTAACCGTAGCGGTTCCAAACGTAAGATCCGCAAAATCACACAAGGCTGTAGTGCCTGATGTGGTCGGCGTAACTGACGTTAAAGTGGCTCCACCACTGGTGTAGTTTGTACCTGATGCCTGCCCGGTTGTCGTAAAAGCTGTCGTAGTCGCGCCCAAAGTAGCCGAGCTAGTATACAAAGCAAGCTTAAAAGCATTACCGGAGCTGGCAGTAAAATTATGTGTACCGACAAGCAGCTCTTGCTTAAAGCTTGTTGGTATAGCGCTTGATATTGCCATAACTATAACTCCTTAATTATCTTAGCCATGTCATGATGACCCTGACTTGTCAATAAGTTTACCATAGTTGTCCGATCTGAGGTAATTGCGTTCTTAATTCCATACAACACTATCGTATAGATGTAATTTTGAAAAGCCTCAGCTTGCTGTCTTATGTGTGGCGCTGCG